CAAGCTCTGGTGTGGAGATTATAATAAATAAGTTGCAAGCTTTTATCATTTATCTATTTTATCAGTTTTTTACACCCATTGCAACATTTCTTAAAGACGGGGATTATCTATGTCTTTAATTATTAAATTGCTCATAAGAACAACTAATACAGAAATCTTCGTCTTTCTCTTTGGGTCTTAATTTACATTCAACACAAAGATGACTCTGTATTTCTATTTCAAATTCGTTTCTATATTCCATCTCTTTATTTATTTATCTTCCCCAGCGAGCTGGAGGTATTGATAATGGCGATGACATCATTCCTTAATTTTAATACCTTTTGATTACACTCAAAATCTTGTTCACCCTCATTGAAATCGTAAAAAACTTTTCTTATCTCTTCCCTCACATCTTCATCGTGTTGCTCCATTCGGGTGTTTAAGAGAGAGCGGATGTAGTCTTTAATGATTCCACATTCTTCCGCTGAAAATTTGGCAGTCTCATTTTTCCCTCTGTTGTGCCACCAAAACTTTTCATCGAACGCTCCAGCCCAATCTTCCTCCACTCTCCCAACAGCGGTTGCGCCATCTTCTCTCTCCCATATTGAACCTTCTTTTAAATTATATGTTTTCATCTCTTTATTTATTTTCCCCAGACGAGCTGGAGTCTAATAAGTCTTTAACATCATTTATCGCATCACAATATGCTTTATCCTCATCTATTATCTTGTATCTATCTGCTGTAATATAGGGCAAATGCTCCTTTATCTCCTCTCTCTGCAATCTCCTCACTTCTTGGTCGTGTTGCTCCATTCGGGTGTTTAAGAGAGAGCGGATGAAGGATTTGAGCATCTCCTGTTTTGTTTTTGCTATATTAGTATTTTTTTCTTGCCACGATTTAAACTGAAATTCAGAAGGGTTATTTTTAAAATCGTAATTCCAATCTTCTGTTGCAAAAAACGATAAACTAAACTTCTCACCAAATTCTACAGTCCAATCTCCCTCCACTCTCCCAACAGCGGTTGCGCCATCTTCTCTCTCCCATATTGAACCTTCTTTTAAATTATATGTTTTCATCACACTTTTTAGCGTTTCTCTCGGATAATGGCTAAAACCCTATCCGCCCATACTCTATCTTGGTCTTTCTCTTTCTCTGTGAGTTCGGAATATGGTCTCCATAATTTCCCCCACCTTTTTCTCCTTTTATCGCTTATGACTTCTTTTGAGGAAATATCACTACTCCAAGCAAGCCATTGATTGTGTTCCAACTCTGCTAACTCTTCTCTCACCTCTTCATCGTGTTGCTCCATTCGGGTGTTTAAGAGAGAGCGGATGAAGGATTTTATGTCATCCACCATTAAGATAAAATTTAGAAACTCTCCTTGTTTTAATCCGCTCGGTGTATTTTTGTCGTAATACTTCTCATCAAATTTCTCAGACCAGTTTGTTAAATTATTTTCCATATCATTTATGTTAGTTTTTAATAACCCCCATCTAAAAAGTCCCTCATATCCCTTCCTGCTTTTTCGTGTCCTTCTTTAAAACCTCTGACATAAGCATCTCTTAAAAGCATTTCAATATTCGCTCCTTCGTGTTTTGCCATATCAATTAGGTCTTGTATTTCTTTTTCTTTCATCTCTCATTATAAATTACTTCTAATAAAGTTAGTGGGGGAGGGGTTATAAATTAGTCGTATTATCAGAACACCAGACCTTATTAGGGTCATTAAGAGGGCTAATAAAAGGTTCTTTATATCTATAGTCTGGTAAAATAATCTCCTCACCGCAATCTTCGCACTTTCCTTTCCTTTTACATTTATCGCATTTCATTTTATTTTTTCCCTATAGTCATTAAACAATAGAATGTGGAATGACCGACTGACCTACATTCGTTATAGGCAAATTTAGTCCACATAATTCCAATAAAAATAACAACGAAAACAAAAACTATAATCAATGTTGTTGATGTTGAATCTTTCATTTGCATTAGTCTATTACATCGTATAAAAACCACACCTTCTTTTCTGCACTGTAAATATAAACAAGACCATCATCTCCAAGACCAAAAATCGTATATCTTATCTTAATATCTTTATATGCACTTCCGTTTGAAACGAAATATTCCTTCGGACTAGGTTCTATTATTTGAATTATTTTAACGTCTTCTTTTTTCATCTCATTTTATCCTCTTAATTTTAATAAATTATCTCGCATTTCGCTGATGGCTTCGTTGCGACCACAAATAACAGCGTCAGAATCGTACGAGGTATCTCCATATTCATAACCTTCGTGTCTTATCTCTTTCTCTTCGGGTAAAACCTCCACTGCTTCATCTAAAGTGTCTTTTCTTATGGAGAGGAGGGAAGAGAGCAAAAAAGCATTAAGTCCTGGTATCTGTCCGTAAGTATGTATTGCCCCTGGGATAGTGCTGTCTGTTGATTCGTATTCTGTGCTAGCAATAGTATTTAATATTTTCTCTATATTTGGGTTCATTTTATTCTCCTTAATCTACTAATCCTTAACTTCTCTTTATGTTTCTTTGATAGTGGTGGCTGTTTCTTTCCCTTATTCCAGCTAGGTTTGGTTCTGTAATAGACTCCTGAGGTCATTGTTAGCAAACACTTACTCTATTGCTTTTAAATTCTTTATTACAATCCGTACAGAAGTTCCCGAGAAGAGTATACACAATCGGCTTCTCCACAAGAAGGAGGAGTTGTTTTATTTCTCTATTTTCCATATCCTTTATGTTAGTTTTTAATAATTAACCAAAATTTGCGTGTTCTCCGTGATATTTAACACAAGCCCTACAATATGCCCTATATGCCTCTTCTTTTGTCTCAAAACGCCCCAAAGTGATGCTTTTACAATTAATACCGATACGAGCTGTCCATTTTTTGCGTTCAGAACACCAAGAAACTCCTTTAAAACCACTCGTATTTAATTTACTTATAGACTTATTCATCCCATTTTCAGATGGAGTACAAATTCTCAAATTTTTTCGTCTATTGTCGAGCGTATTATGATTAATATGATCTCCGTGTAATCCGTCACCTTTTTTTAATCCCAATATTATTCGATGCATAATGATAACGTCTTTCTTGCCATTATTACGGATACTGCGGTGTGCATAGAAACCCTTCATACGAACATCCCAATGAGCAAACCACTTATACTTATTCAGTTCTTCAAAGTCCTCATCATCCACCAACGCAAACTCCCCCTGTGTAAGTTTAATTTTCTTCATATTATTCTCTCAAGTCCCATCAGGTCGAAGTCGGACGAAAACGACCCGAGGGGGCTAGAATTAACAATTAATGATGATAGTTGTCCGACTTTCATAGAATAATTATACCTTTTATTGTCTTAACATACAACACTATTTCCCGCATTCTTCTTCTTATAGCACGGGCTGCAAATAACTCCCTTCTCCAAGTGGTAAACACTTTGTTTTATCTCATGGCAGACGACACAAGGAGTTGCTCTACAACTCGTCCACTTCCTCGGCCCATCCTTCGTTTTTCTCATAGGAAATTTTTTATAGTACTTATCATCACTAATAATATTCTCCGCGATCATAATAGTTTTGCAGGCATTACAGAAGTCTTCAGATACAGAACGGTTATTACATCTTTTGCAGGGGTTCTCCATTGTTCCTTTTGTTAGCCAGTAATTCGTCCTCGCATACGAAACATCGAACGTCCGAGTCTGATTCCGGGGGAAAGAGAGTACTACAATCTATGCACTCGCGATCTTCGTTTATTTTGTCTTTGTTATCCATAAAGCCTTTTCCAATTTAATATCTTTAATAAGAATTTCGTCTCGACCAAACCTCTTCCTTTCATCTAAAACCACAGTCTCTATTTCAATCCCCTTCCTATAGCAAACTTCTATTCTTGTTTTTAATTTTTTCATTTTAGTGTGGTAAAAATTTTTTTTTATTATCTAAATAGTAAATTATTCCGGTATTTCTTTCGTAAACTCCGTACCAATCAATTTTTTCTGCATATTTAGAAGTGGCGATACTTAAATTATTTGTATTTTCGTTTAAATATCCTGTTTTAACTTCTACTCTGAATATTTGGTTATCTTTGACAACTATTAGATCACAAAAACAAGCAGGACTAAGTGAACGAAAAACTGCATAACCCTTTTTTAATAAATCTGCACTTACAAATAATTCCGACATCGCACCTACATTACCTGTTGATATTTTTTCGTTCACCAATCTCCCAGATGTCGTGTTTACTCTTTTTCTATGACAATCACCAGAACAAGTCTTTTTATTTTCTCTAATAGAACTAAATTCTTTATTACAAACTTCACAATTTTTTGTTTTCATTCATCAATTATACACTACTGAATAGGGTTATTCAAGGGGTATCATAGGGTATTATCCTTGTATATATCCAGCAAGTTCATTTGGGTCTGGTACAGGTATCTCAACCAATGCGGAGATACGATCGATGTATTCTCCCATTTCAATTTTTGATAACTTAGTGGTGCTAGCAGGTATCTTAATTTCTTCTCCTCTAACAGTTATAAAAACTGGAGGTAATAACTTTCTTTTGAGGTATTCGTGAAGTGAATTTGGATCATCGCCGGTTTCGCGGGAAATGATATTAAGAAATTCCCAATAAAATCTGTTTTGCAATATAGTTCTACTGCGATCTATTTTACTTATCTTGACTTCTTTCCCTTCCATATCTTTTAGCCACGATCGGAACCGTGCCTCGTTAAATTGGGACCCGAAGTTTAGCTTTCCTTCTTTTACAGTTGCATTAAACATAAACTAGAAATTAGTAAGTTTATTTACCACTTCATCTATCTCCGCTAGCGTGTCCTGTTCAAACTTCAAACAGGTATCAATCTCCTCCTGCACCTCTTCCCTATAAACCTCAATCACAAAATAATCTTTACACGAGATCCTCGGATCATAAAAGACAAAATTCAATTTCTGGAGTCTGTCATTTACAATGAAATATTGGAGTTTTTGATATTCATATTCGTCGGGAATTTCTTGGGTCAAAAATGCTTCGATGTGGCTTGCGGAGTTTAAGCATTTGACCTCGACTGCTGTTTCATCTCCCACAAATCCATCCGGGGAGATAGCGATACTTTCATCGTCTTCTCTTTGCCAGATAACTAAACTGGTATCAACTGCAAGCCCTGTGTCATTCATAAAACGATCCATTGCTTCCGATTCAAGTCTGCTTCCACGATCCATAGGGTTCTCATTAGTTGGTTCAACCGCTATTCTCTCCGCTATCAGTTCGTAATAACCCTTCTTCTTTCCAGATCCCGCTCTTTTACTTATGATGTCCTTGAGACGAGAACCGGTGATCTTACCTTTTCTGGCTTGGAGCCATTCTTCTTTATTTTGAAACTGTTGGATTTTCATTTTTCTTTGGTGTTAACTTCTCCTTCATTAAGTTTTTGACCACTTCAAGTTTAGCTTTAGCGTCTATCGGAAGAGCAGAGAATCTTTTAGCTAATTCAGTAATGCTCTTAGAAGACTCTAATTTTTCTTTTAACTCGTCCAACTTTTCTTCGGCAAATTCATATTTTATCTCTTCAAGATACATAGAGTCCTCAAATTTACCCATAAAGACATCGGTATTAAATCCGAGTCTGGAGAGTGCCTTTGTTATTGTGTTAGTCTCAACCTTCTTAGCAAAATCGTTATCAATCTTCACATAACCGGTTCCGGTCTTCCCGCCAGTTTTGTATTTCATTATCATTGAGTTGTGGATCTCAAATTCTCCCCCCGGATAAAAGAAAATTGCTTTATATAAACAAAGAGTATCGTCATCGGTCATCTTTTCTAGTTTTAAATCCGTGTTCTTCATACCCCAACCCTTTCCGTAGGGACCAAACTCCTCCGTGGCTTTCTTTATCTGAGTATAGGCATCTATTGAAGTAACCTTCCTACCTGAGAAATTAGCTTCGCTTGTGTCTTCGGGATTAGTTTTTTCAACTCTATTCCAGAGACTAATGTTTTCGATCTTCGCTTTCTCTTCAGTTGTTAATTCTTTTTCCATTTCTACTTTTGCTTCTATTTCATTAAATCCTTGTTTGATTTCTTTCATCGTGTTATATTTTATTTGTTATTAAGAATCATCTCCTCAAGAGGTGATTTTTATTTGTTGCAAATTTCCAATAATCGACTGACATAGTAAACTAATACCGGCGTGTAAAATAAACTTGCGAAACCTATGATCGCTAGAAATTTACGCCAAGGCGTGTAATCTTTCATAATTTTAAATTATTTTAATAATCTGAGGTTAACAGAACAGAAATATGGGACGGGGTTTTCGCTTCTCACCCTCAACGGTAACTTTTGCGTATAACTTGCGTTTTCGTACCAAGTAGTGCCAATCCTACACGCCATATTTCTGTTCTGTTAACCTCTATTCAATTGTCGAAGAACTTTCTCTCGATGTATCTATCTTAGCAAGTGGTAGTTTCCTGTCAAGGAACAAAGTGGATAACTTTGGGGATAAGTTTTATTTAATAAAACTCAAGATATGTGCTACTACATCCACATTAAATGCGTTACCGAGGCATTTATATTGCTGGGAATTTGAAATACCATCACAATATCCGTCTGGAAGTCCCTGAAGTCTGTGGCATTCTGTGGGGGTGAGTTTGCGGACGATTCCTTCTGTAAATACTCCGATATTCTGCGAGGTCATAAGATTCTTTACCTTATCTCCGACTCTGCCTCTGCGTGTCTTTGATGTGGGGAATGATAGGTCTACGCTCTGTCCGTCTGTGGCAACTGCGTATCCTTTCTTTGTGGCTTCGGGGACGACTAGGTACAACCCCGTCTTCGCTCCTCTGCCTCCACCCAGAGCAGACAGACCAACTGACTTACCCTCTGGAGAGTAGATACGGTCTCCTTGTCCGCCTTTATTATATTCACCGATACGGATAGTATCCCAGTTATGTTTATCGTCTATGCCAGAAGATTTACCGGAAGTTCTGATTGTATTTGATTTTAACTTTTCTTCACCATTTTTATTAAACACAATCATATTGTGAGTGCCTTTATAATCCGTGGCTCGAAGTGATTGCCCTTTTTTATCATACGGTTCTTTGTGCAATGTATAGTCGAATCTTTTTGTGAAGTCCATTCCTGTATTATATTTTTCATCAACATTCTCTTCTAAAATGTCTTTGAGTAAGATACCTTTGTCTTCGGGTAGAGTGACTCCGGGAATATTTGTCCAAAACAACCTCTTCCTGTTCTGCGCCGAAACAAGTGCGGCGTTTATCATTATCGGTTGTACACCTAGGGTTTTAGTTATCAGTTCTTTCGCTTCTTTCGGCATAGAGTTCACATTTTCAAGGATAAAGTATTTCGGTTTAACTTCTTTTAAAATGCGGACATATTCCCAGAACAGACCTGACTTTTCTCCGTCTAATCCTTTGCGGTCTTTTTTGGCGATAGAGAGGTCTTGGCAAGGAGAACCGCCGATAAGTAAATCAATATCTTTCAAAAAATTATCTTTTAAGAAAGTATGTGAAATTCCTTTTACACATCCAACTTGAATAATGCTTGGCCAATTCTTCTGGCTCACCTGAATGGCATATTTATCAATTTCCGATGCGTAATACACTTCTACAGGTATTCCTGCTCGTTCTAGGGCGACTCTGGCGCAACTAATCCCATCAAATAAACTTAAGATTTTCATACCCTCTAAATTAGCTCATAATCCCCCTCCACCCCCTCAAACGACTATTTCCCTATCTAACCACGTGAACTCTTCGCTATGGTGCCTTTTTATGCGAAAAATAATGCTTCTTAGCCCGTATGTTAGCCTCATTTAACTTGCATTTATGGCACGAGGTCTTTTTAAGGTTATTATCACGCGATACTTCTTCCCCGCAAATAAAACATTTAAGAAGATAGACTGTTTTCTCGCAACAATTACAGATTTTCAAGTGGTTTCTTATTAGAGTTTTGCATTTCGGACATTTCTTCGTGCCTTTCTCTACTTCTTCGGTGTATTTATACATAAAATTTATTCGGTCTCGTATAAAAACCATATCTTTTTACTTGCGTTGTAAATATAAACAAGACCGTCATCTCCAAGACCAAAAATCGTATATCTTATCTTGACTTCTTTATATGCACTTCCGTTTGATACAAGATATTCTTTCGGATTTGGTTCTGTTATTTGTATTATTTTAACGTCTTCTTTTTTCATTTTTATTTACTAAACTTATAATATCTTTTCATTCCCTTCTTATCTTGCCAAATCGACACCTTCTCACAGCTATGAATCTCGTATGTATCCTTCGGCTGTTCTTCTACGATTTTGTCAGTGTTTCTTATGTGGCTCACTCTATCGTAACAATTTATAGTTTTTATTATTTCGCCGATCATTTTGTTGTTTTTCTTATTTTAAATATGCCACTCTATTTCCCTCCTACCGGATTCGATTCAAACTATGCAAAGTAACTCACGATTCTCTTACCTTCAGTCTACTTCTCCCTTTAAAAGTAGAATTGTTGTCTGAAAAAAAGAAGCGCGCAACGTTCGTTTTTCTTTGCAAAGGAGGTTCCTCGTTGTCAGTGGCGGGACAGAGCGAGGAATTTGTCTTTACAAACAAAAACGTTTTCGGAAGAAGTTTTTTCGGTGATCTCCCGACAGCACCGTGTTACTTGTTGTCAACAAACTTTTGCGTAAAAAACAAACTCTTTTGGAATATCGTCATAAGGAATTGCATAAAAACTAGCATTACTTGAACTCGGTCGTGTATTGCATTCTAATTCTCCGATAGTTTTACTTCGTAGTGATTCTAAAAAATCAAAAATCTTTATTACATAAACTTTTAAAAATCCGGTAGTATCGTCTAAAGTATTTCCATTAACATAACCATGACAATAAAATTGCGCGCCAAGATTAAAGAACTCACCTTTTTCTTTTTTAAATCTGTTTTGGTAAAACTCAATAGTAAAAGTATCAAAACTAGAGAACTTTTTTCTTAACGCTTTTTCTTGTCCGAGTAATTTAATTCCATTTTTTAATTCTAATTCGACATCAATGTGATAGTTTTTATCTAAAATGTGTCTATCCTGTTTAGAAAAACGAGTAATGTTTTTTATAGGGAAAATACTACAATAAAGTTCATCTTGAAACTTTTTAGTATGCTCGGAAAATTTTAAGTCTTCATCCCAGCTCATAGTCTATTTTTAATTATTTTAATATATTCGGGATCTCTCTCTATCATTATGCAAACTCTCTCTAATTCCTTACAAGCGATTCCGGTCGTACCGCTTCCAGCAAAAATGTCAGCTACTATGTCTCCTTTTTTGCTTCCCAACTCTATAAGTCGTCTGAATAGATCTAAAGGTTTTTGTGTAGGGTGGAATTTTCCTTCATCAAAGTTGCTCTGTGGAACAGCGATAGTCCAAACATCAAAACGCTCATCAGTCCATTCTTCGCCAAAGTTCAATTCCCTGTTACCTATATGTAGTATTGGTTCGTATGTTCTGCTAAACATAAACTTACCTGCCGATTTACCACCTGCATTACGGTAATGCCAAATTAGCCTACTTTTAATTGGTAGTTCTAAATCTCGGCATATTATCTCTAAGTCCGCAAAATATTCAGGATTAAAAGATATAAAAATATTGTATTGATCTTTTAATTTAGGAAGGATTGCTTCTATCCATTGTTTTGTAAAATCCAAAAACTCTTTTCTTGATTTAAAAGTATCCCAATCAGCTTTATTCATGAAATATGGAGGATCGGTTATAAGTAAATCTACACTTTTATCCTCAATCTTTTTTATCTGGTCGAATACATCTCCCTCTAATAGTAAAATATTTGTAGGTAGAATTTTGTTATCTCTGGAAAGCAATTTATTAGTTCGGTCTTTCCTTTCTAATTCCTTTGCGAATTTAACAATACCACCCGTCGCTAATCTCTCATTATTCTTTTTTGTCTCCTCGATATATTTATTAAAAACATCTTCCGGTAGATTAGCCATTGCTTCATATCGTTCATAGTGTTTGATTCCGGCTTCTTTAAGAATATTCGATTTATCGGACTTCCCATCGTGGGAAGTTTGCTGGTATTTTCCTTTTTGAATGGGCAATTCCTTACTAAACTCTCCCATTTTTCTCTCAGCTCGCACTTTTATATCAACAATATTATTTTGTATCTCTAAAGTTTCTCTCGCTTGTTGTGCATACGCTCTCAATGCCTCCGCCTTATCTCTTATATTCTTAACCTCATCAATGCTTTTACACTCTGCAATAGCGTGTTTAGCTTTCTCCCAATTATTTAAAATGATTATTTGTTTATCCATAAAAAAATAGCCCCTATTCAAGGTAGGGGCTATCTAAAATTTGTGATTTTACTACAAACTTAGTATAGCATCTTGCCTTGAACAAGTAAAATGTTTAATGATTAATTTTTAAACTTCCGAAGAATACTTTACCGAAACTACTGCTCTCTTTGCATCTTTTAAGTAAAAAATATAAGTCACTTATTGATACGTGAGCTAATTTTATACCTATAAAAGAATAACTCAACTTCTTATACTTCGTGCCACTTCTTTCTCGGTTTAGCAAGTCCGTAAATTCTCCGATCAACTCCGCCCTCTCGGAACTTTTTGTCTTCTTTGTTTCAAATTTTTGTAAATTTAGCATCAAAGATATTTGCTCCATTCGATAATTATAAACTTGTATATTTTTAATTGCAAATGCGACCCTGTGGATAAGTATTTACTTCTAAAATATGGTAGAATGTATGGATGATAACCTTAAAAATCAAGCCACTTTCTCTAAATCACGCATACTGCGGAAGACGATTTAAGACACCGGAACTGGAATATTTTAAACAACAAGTTTATTTATTCACTCCAAAAAATTTAAAGATACCGGAAGGAAAGTTGGCGGTGAAATATGTGTTCGGAGTAAGTTCTAAAAATGCGGACGGGGATAATCTGATTAAGGCATTTCAAGACGCGATTTCGGAAAAATACGGATTCAATGATAAAATTATTTATAAATGGGAGGTGGAGAAGATTGATGTGGAAAAGGGTAGTGAATTCATTTCGTTTTCAATCGAGGAATTAAGTTGCATTTTAAATGATAAATAAAGTTCTACAAGGAGATTGTTTAGAGGTGATGAAAACACTGGATGACAAATCTATTGATATGATTTTGACTTCTCCTCCTTACGATAACTTGCGAACATACAAGGGTTATACTTTTAACTTTGAAGGAATTGCAAAAGAAATATACCGAGTATTAAAAGATGGTGGAGTATGTGTTTGGGTAGTGGGAGATGCCACAATAAAAGGAAGTGAAACAGGGACATCATTCAAGCAGGCACTATATTTCAAGGAATTAGGTTTTAATCTTCACGATACGATGATTTTTGAAAAGAGAAACCCGATACCACAGATTTATCGAAAGAGATATAACAATCAATTTGAATATATGTTTGTTTTTAGCAAGGGCGTGATAAAAACTCATAATCCAATTATGGTGGATTGTTTACACGCTGGACTAAAACTAAATGGAACTACTTATAAGAATTATTCCAAAAATATACAAGAGAGAGGCAAGATGGCGAAGCCAGTTAAAGACCAAAAGATAAAGGGTAACATCTGGCAGTATGTTGTTGGTAAAAACAAAGAAGACCAGGAGGCAAAAGGGCATCCAGCACCATTCCCTTGTGAGTTAGCGCAAGACCATATTTTATCTTGGAGTAATAGGAATGATGTAGTCTTAGACCCAATGTGTGGTAGCGGAACAACATTAAAGATGGCAAAGAAAAATAATAGAAACTATATTGGAATAGAAATCTCTCAGGAATATATAGATATTATAAATAAGAGATTAGACAAAATATTATCACAGGAGTAAAATTAAACTAATGAAAAAATTAATAACAATATCTATTTTATTAATCCTCGCTTCTCTCTACATCATCTGGCTGATGACTACCCCCAAAGATCTACCTAAGCAACCAGCCTACAAGACCCCCGTATACACCCCGGTTGAGTCGGTACCGGTACCTGATTATGATTTTGATTATGATAATAGTTGGGATGTCAAAGGTTAACCCCTATGAATGTGATAACTGTAAAAAGAAAGTCGGTACGACTTATCGGCGATTTAAAAAGGGGTGGTGGTGTGAAGATTGTTTTTTTAGTAGTCAGTTAGATAAGGTTTATGGGAAGAAACCTAGAGGGTAATGTTATGCACGTCTTGGAGAACATTAAATTTGGTAGGAACGGCCACCGAAAAGCGGTGGTTTTTTCTTTGGGGTGTTTTTAGCTTGTGCAAGAAAAAATAAATATGTTATAATTATAACATTATAAGCGTTGCTTGCTTCTGGGGGTTTGCTTCTATTGCTGCAACGCTAATAGAAGTGATTCCCCACAAGCAACATAATAAAAATAAAACATTGAGCGAATACACACTTTTAAAAACGGGAGTCGAGGCGAGAAAATCTATTCTTGCTGGAGTTAATAAAGTAGCGGATGCAGTTAATTTAACGTTAGGTAATCATGGGCGTAACGCGTTGTTGCCACGTACCTACAATAGAGGCCCTCGAATCACAAACGACGGTGTGACCGTGGCTGAACTGGCTTCGAAGATTAAAGACCCTTTTGAAAACCTGGTTGCTAACAGCTATATAGAAAGTAGCAGACAAACAAATCTTAAGGTGGGTGACGGAACCTCTTCAACAATCACAATTTCCGGTCACATAATAAATAAAATCTTTAATCAATTATCAGAACAGGATACCCCCTCAGCACAACTTGCTGAATTGAAACCAACAACAAGGGGCGTCAGAGCCATGCGTAAGGATATGCTCGAGGCGAAAGATTTAATAATTTCTGAGATAAAGAAAAAGAGTATACCTGTTGAATCACTGGAGCAACTCGAACAGATTGCCACCGTCTCTATGGGTGCAGAAGATGCCGAGACAGCAAAGAAAGTGGCTAAGGTTGTTTGGGATATTGGAAGGGATAGTGATGGTAATTTCATAGATAACCATATCGATGTCACAGAAGGTTTTAAAGGTGGCATAGAGACTGAAATTATAAAAGGTATGCGCTTTTCAGCGAAAATTGCTCATCGGGCATTTATTAACGAGCCAGCTCACTTTGAAATGGTGGCTGAAGATACTTCTGTTTTTATCACCTCCTATAAACTAGATAATCCATATTCCGTGATCGGCATTATCGAACGGTGCAAGACTGCCAAAATAGCATTCTTCGCTCCGGATTTTTCTCTACCAGTCATTCAATCTCTAGTCGCCACATCTAAAAATGGAATATTTTGCTATCCTGTGAAATGTCCATCTTTACGCAGTGAGCAACTAGAAGACCTCGCCGCATACACGGGTGCAACACTGATAGATAAAGACTCAGGAAGGAAATTGGAGTCAGTTACAGAAAAGGATCTCGGTTATGCCGATAAGATAATCGTTAAGGACACTGAAAACAAAGAGGACGCTATATTACTTGGGGGTAGAGGAGAGAAAACAAAGGCCGTAGAGGAGAGATGTAATATTCTAAAAGACCAGATCAAGGAAGCGAGGAATGACTTAACAAGAATTAGTCTTGAAAGACGAATAGCAAATCTACAGTCAGCAGTCGGGATAATCAGAGTCGGAGCAACGACTAACAACGAAGCTCTATATCTTAAATTAAAAGTAGAGGACACATCCTATGCTTGTAAAGCGGCACTTGAAGAAGGATATGTAAAAGGCGGTGGGTTATGTCTAAAAGAAATAGCAGAAGAGATACCAGAAAATATTCTTACCGAGTCATTGAGTGCTCCGTACAATCAGATACAAAAGAATGCCGGGGGATATTTCGAAGTAGAAGAAGATGTAATAGATCCGACTAAAGTTATCAGGTTGGAAATCGAACATGCCGTCTCGGTTGCATCTTCTCTAATCACGTGCGAAATTATAATTCCAGATGAGAGAGAAAAGACAGAATACGATGGCTTCCAACTACTCGCAAAGGTATTAGCTAAAGGAGTTTATTACAGTGCAAAACATCAAGGTATGATACAAGAGAGTCAGGATGAGCAAGATAAAGATTATAGGGAGAAGTTCGAGGAAGCACTTTTACTAGATAAATAATGGATAAATAACATGTCTGATGTACCACAACCAGGTGATCCGGTAGGAGGTGGATCGAGTAGAGCCGCAAAAGATATGATTATGAAGAGGAGAAAGAAGAAAAAGAAAATGTCTAAGAAAGAAGAGGGTAGTAATTATTAAGATGAAAAAACAAGTAGCAGATCAAATTAAGAAAAGCGGTATATTATATGGCTCAAAAAGAGGGGATAAAGCCAACCAAGATGATGTATCGTAGAGCTAAGAAGTTTTATTTAAAAGCTGATGGGAAGTTAAGGAGTGAGATAAGAGGATGAGTAAATATCCAAGATTGAGTTTTGAAGAGCAGATTACATTGTTTATCTTTTTATTGGTCGCTGTGTTGGTATTTTCGTGGTATAATTAAAGATATGGAAAAAGAATGTAATAGGTGTAAAGAATTAAAAACTGTTTCAAGATTTGCAACAAGAACAGATAACAACGGAGCCCTTCGTGGTGTTTGTATGGATTGTTTCAATAAAAGAATAAAAGAACAGAGAGCCGGATATAAGAAACAAGTCTTTGACCACTATGGTTGGGAATGTAAATGTTGCCAAGAGTCTATACCAGAATTCTTAACAATGGATCATATAAATAATGATGGTTATTTAGATAGAATGAAAAGAGGTTGGAAAAAGAAATTAACAAGTAAAGATTTATACTATATGATAATCAAAGAAGGTTTTCCAGATAGATTTCAAACATTGTGCCAGAATTGTAATTTGGGTAAATTAATTGGTGATGGGGTGTGTCCTCATGAAAAAATATGCCAAATAAAAAAGTGAAGAATCCTGTTAATCAGGAAAAAAACAGGAATTCGGACGGAACTTTTATAAAAGGGAGAAGTGGTAACCCTAACGGGAGACCTCCTGGGAAGAGTTTAAAAGAATATGATAGAGAAAGATTTTCGAAGATGACTGATGAAGAAAAAGAAGCGTTTTTAAAAACCATTTCCTCAGAAATGCGATATCGTATGGCGGAAGGAAATCCTCAAAATGATGTGACAACGGGTGGTGAAAAGATACCGGCCATCCCAATTTACAGTGGAAAAAGCAAAGAATAAATGTTCGTAGACACAACGGCGACTCGTAAAATATTTGGAATGAAGAATCGTATTCGGGCTGTTGCTGGAGGTACTTCTGCATCTAAAACAATCTCAATACTTGTTTGGCTTATTGATTACGCTCAATCAACAGACAATGAGCTTATTTCTGTTGTGTCGGAATCGTTTCCACACTTATCGGGTGGCGCAATGCTAGACTTCGAGAACATAATGAAAGCGCAAGGATACTGGGAGGATAAACGATGGCTCAAGTCACCTAGACCCGCATACACTTTTGATACAGGAACAAAGATAGAATTTCTAAGCGTTGATGAATATGGAAAGGCACACGGACCGAGAAGAGATATTTTATTCGTCAACGAGTGTAACAACCTTGAGTACAAGATAGTAGACCAACTCATCACCCGTACCAGAAAGATAATATGGCTCGACTGGAATCCTTCAGAGGAGTTTTGGTTCTATACAGAGATGTTGCCGAATAGAGATGACATTGACTTCATAACACTGACCTATCTCGACAACGAAGCTCTTGATGATGTAATGGTAAAGGAGATCGAGGGACACAGATACAACAAGATGTGGTGGCAAGTCTACGGACTCGGACAGCTCGGGGAAATAGAAGGGAGAATCTATACCGGGTGGAACATCATTGACGAAATACCCTATGAGGCAAAGCTTGTTAGGAGATGGCTCGACTTCGGATACTCAAACGACCCAACATCTCTTGGAGATGTTTACTCTTACAATGGAGGATTAATTGTAGACGAATTGTTGTATCAGAAAGGACTAAGCAACAAGCAAATAGCGGACGTCATAGTTAATCAAACCGAGAAGAATATACTGACGATTGCCGACTGCTCAGAACCGAAATCGATTGATGAGATTAAGTCTTATGGTGTAAATATACTTCCGTGTGAAAAAGGCAAAGACTCCATCATTAATGGTATTCAAAACGTGCAGGATCAACGCATATCAATAACAAAGAGAAGTACGAATAGTATTAAGGAGTATCGAAACTATATGTGGGAGAGCGATAAAGATGGGAAGATTTTGAACGTCCCGGTAGATGTGTGGAACCACAGCATGGATGGGATTAGATACGCAGTCACATCTCTTATTCGACCAGTAGAAAAAGGCATGACAATTCACAAACCAAAGTGGGTGGGGTATAATAGAATGAAATAATAATTTGTGGTATAATTAATAAATGATATCCGAAATAATTAAAAACGAATCTCCGGTTTCTTCTTATCAGCCGAGTAAAGAGGTTGCTGAGTTAACTGGATACGTTAAAAAGGATTACGAGCAAGGTATAGACATTTTAAATAGGGGTCACGTTGAATTGAATAACCGTAGCGTCATCGAAGACATGAATCGAGGACAACGTATGGCGAATGCATTTGTCGACGAGGAAATTGAAGACCCGTCTCAAGCATGGAAATGGCGTGGCACCCGTTCAAAGGCTAGAAACAAAGGTCTAGCAATGCACGCACAACTCACAGCGTCGTATCTTATCCCCGGCTTCTCAGCTCAGAACGAAGCGGATGAAGTAGATAGAGACTTCGGAAACACTATGAGAGATATTGTAGAATGGATGGCTTTACCGACAAACTCTAACTATCAAACGTCTTTCTTATCGCTTGTTACCGGAATGATAGAATCACCTGTCGTCTATCTTGGTGCAGAATACTGCGAAGTGTTTCAGAAGATAAAAGAAAAGAACGAGGACGGGAGCTTATCGAAAACAGAAGTACTTGATGAGGTTCTTTCAGGTTTCAAAGCACCTGTCTATTCCGCAGATCAGATACTCATAAACAATGTATACGAAAGAAATATCCAGAAACAGAGATGTATAATCAAGAGAACATGGATTGAATACGGAGAGGCAGAAGCAAAATATGGTAAACACGAGAACTGGATGTATGTTCAGCCGGGAATACAATCTATCTACAATGCTGATGACGGTTTATTCTATGATACAAAAGACACTGATCATCCAAGTCTTGTGGCCATTGAAACGGCAATGTACAGAAGGGATGACAGCGAGATAACCTCCGTGAATGGAATCTATGTGGGTGAAAGCAATGTAGATGATAACCCAATTAAACATAGAGATAATCGAAACACACCGAAGTATAATGTTATTCCTTTTGGTTATAACAGAATCGGTTCACACTTCTTTTACTATAAGTCAATGATGAATGCGGTAGGATGGGATAATCAGATATACGACGCTATGTCGGAAGTCATCATGAATAATGCCTTCCTAGAATTAGATCCGCCAACAGCAATTACCGGTAAGGACAACGTAGATACAGATGTAAACTTCCCTGGAGCAGTCCTCGCATTCGCAGATAAAGATGTTAAAGCCACACCTATCTTCCCAGCAAAGAACTTCGCGGCAGGATTTAAAGCACTCATGGAGACAGGAGACTCAATAGACGAGGCGACTCTATCCGAGACGATGATGGGTCAATTACCACAAGCATCCCAGAAGGCGTTTAGTGTAGCTCAAGCACAGGCCAATGCAAAGAAACTGATTGCCGGAACAGCACAGACACTCGCAGAATCAATTGTGATGTATGGTCCTCTTATGGCAGATATAGCTTTGAATCACTTAACTGTGCCACAAGTAGATGAATTAACAGGTACCGCAGGAAAGATTAAATACAGAAAATTCTTACTAGAGAAACAGACCATTGACGGTAAGATGGTGGATAAGGAGATACGCTTCGATGACGCTCTTGTCGGCTCTTATGGTACGAAAGAGGATATGGATAAGATGAGTTTAAGTTTGCTCGAGGAATCCGGTTATCCTGATACCAAGAAACACATAATCGTAAGGAATCCACATCTATTCTCGAAGTTCAAATACCTCGCAAGGATTGACCCGGAAGAAATGTTCCCAAAGAACTCGGAGACAATGTCGGCACTACTCACTTCACTCTATACATTAGTTGCAGATGATCCATACGTGGAGCACGAGGCGCTTGTGAGGAAACTTATGTTTTCATACTTCCGCGGAGAAGGAGAGGAACTGATAAAGAAAGCAGAAGACGTGGAGCAACCCGTACAACCCGAAATACCTGGTAAAGGAGGAGGTGCACTACCGGCACAAGTTCAACAAAAGCAAGTTAGTAAACTAACGCAGATGGTCGAAGCTGCGTAATTAATAATTAAGTAAAATATAAATTTATGTTAGTTAAGGAATTTTTATTGGTAAACGAAGAGAAGGTAGAGAGAGCATTAAATGGCTCTGTAGTAGGTGATGGAACTCACAAAGGTGGTGTCTCAAAGACAGATGGTACATACGATGACGGTGCTTTGTTAGCAGAATACGACAAGCTCGGCGGACTCATCAAGAAAGGAAGCGATAATGTAAAGACAGGTTCTTTCTATGATTTCAAAGCAAAGAAACCAAAGGCGACACCGGAGATCGTATTCACATACATGATAAACGGTAAAGTAGTAGAGGTGAAAGATGGTACAGAACTTCCGGGGATTGTTAAGGCGGCAAAGATACTCGCAGAGGAGGAAGAAGCACCAAAGAAAAAGAAAGGAAAGAGAGTAATAGAAGAATAAATGATAGAAAGCGAACAAGTTATTTTACAAAGGAGGATGGCGAAGTTTCTTGTGAATGATGTGTTTAATACGATTTCAGAAGATGATGTCTTCAATAAGATAAATGGCAAATGGACATACAAAGGCAACGAGATGACACAGGGTCAGATAGATGCCATTAAGAAAGAGGCAAAGAATATAAGCAAGACAGGTGCGTACGCAATGCTTATAGACGAAGTAAGGTATCACGCAAGAAAGGGTTTAGAGAGGGCAGAAACAGAACAGGATATAATCTCAGCAAAGTTGTTAAGTTATTTCTGTGATGTTTGCGTTAGTAAATTGAAAAAATTATCAGAATTGTAGACCCCTAACACGGGGCGGTTGGATAGAGTCTTTGGTCCCCACCACAGCGAAGATTCTATCCAGTCGCTCACTAGGAGCGTCTCACGGCGAAAGCCGATGCCGGAAACGGCTTTAAATAGTCTACTATGACTTAAAACTAGATGACTTATGTCTAAAGAAGAAGAAAAAGTGGAACTTGACACTAAAAAACAAGATGAGGAAGTAGAGGAATCTTCAAGTGAGGAGACCGAAACCGAATCTAATGAAGATGAAAATTCTTTGAAAACTGAGAAAGATGAAGTTGATTATAAAGCACTTTTGCAAGCTGAAAGGGAAAGAGCCGAGAAAGCTGAAAAGGTTTTAGCCGCAGATCGTTATAACTCTTCTAAAAAGAGGAGAGAAGAAGTCATTGAAGACGAAACAACAATCGAAGAGGATGATAATAAACCTCTCACAAAAAAGGATCTTCAAACACTTCTTTTAAAAGAACGACAGGCGAACCAAAAAGCATTCGAGGAATCACGAGCTTTAGAGATTGCAAGGAAATATACAGCTTCCGAAGACGAGGCGCAAGCTTCTGTTCTTTACTGGAAGACACGTGTGGTTCCTACAGATAATCTCGAAGAGGATATGTTGTTCGCTATCGGAGGACTAAACAATCGTAAGACTACAGCAAGAAACGCTGAACTCATGCGAGCACTTCGTGGTAAAGATAGTATCAATAGAGATACCGCAACAACACATCGTGATGCCGCAATCGGAACTACTCCCAAATTATCTTCCGGTGACTCCGCTTCTTACAAGAAGGCAGGATTCGCTTATGATAATACCAAGAAGGTCTGGACGAAAAAGCTCCCTAACGGGAAGACTTTGATTAAGGATCCGAGGACAAAGCAGACATCAGTGAAATAATAATCAAATAGGTTTAGTTTTAATAACGGTATAGCTATATGCTGTACCACATAACTAACAACAAAGAAAACCAGTAAACTGGTGGGATTTGTTGTATTACAAATGGCAAAGGCAGACTTAAAAGTAGTAGGACCAGCCGCTATTTTCTCTCGCTACTTAGTAGCAGGAGGAACAGCAATTCAGGTTGGTGAACCAGTACATTCCGTTGCGACATACACTTCAGGAGTAGCATCAGCAAATACTATGGTACTTGCAGCAGCAGATACACCAGTGATCGGTACACATAATTTCGGCGGAGTGGCAAATGAAAACTCCACGAACGTAGCAGCAGGAACCGTTGCAGAACAGTTCTTGAATGTTGCAGTACCAGTTCCAAATATCGGAAGAATTAGAGGATTAGCAGAAACA